GAGAGTTACATCCAAGCAATCGTAGATGTTCTCAACAAACAGTTGGTCGAGCGTCTTTGGCAGTTGAACGGTCTGAATTATGACCTTATGCCAACTATCGAAGCTGGTGATGTTGCTCCCCACGATCTCCGTGAAGTTGCAGCTTTCTTGCGCAATCTTAACGGCGCAAACATTGACGTTAGCAGTCACCCAGAGGTTATCCAAGACCTCATGGACATTGCTGAACTTAACTATGATCCTGAAGCTGGTGTTTCAACCACGCAGGAAACACAACAAACACAGGAAAATGAATAATGGCTACTTTCAATAAAGTAAATGACTTCGTTCAAAACGCAGTTCATAACATGGATCTTGAGTCCGATCAAGTTGTAATCGCATTGTCTAACACTGCCCCAAGCTCTGAGGCTAGTAACCCTGCCACAGATGGCAACGGTGTTCTTGCAAACGTAACACAGGTTGCTTACACAAACCTGTCGTCTCGCAACGTAACAACAACCTCGTCCACACAGACTGGTGGCACATACAAGTTGGTTTTGTCTGATATTACCCTTACATCAAGCGGTGGTGCTACTGGCCCATTCCGTTATGTTTATATCTACAATGACACTGCTGCTTCACCTGCTGACCCTCTCATTGGGTACTACGACTATGGTTCATCCTTGACTTTGAACGATGGCGACAGTCTCACGGTAGACTTCTCAGCCGCTAACGGTGTTATTCAAATCGCTTAAGGGAATATCTGAATGGTCACTCTCGCAAACAGAGCAAAAGTATCAACAGCCACAACTGGTACAGGTACAATCACTCTTGGCTCTGCTGAGAGTGGCTATCAGACCTTTGCTGAGGCAGGTGTAACGGATGGTCAGACTGTCCGATACACTATCGAAGACGGTGAGAACTGGGAGATCGGCACAGGCACTTACACAGCGTCTGGGACAACCCTTAGCCGTACTCTAACAGAGAGCAGCAATGGTAGTCTAATCAACCTCTCTGGTGAAGCTGTAGTATTCATTACAGCCGCTAATGCAGACATTCAGCAACCGCCCTCTGAGGGGGCTTTTGTCGATGGCGACAAGACTAAGCTGGACGGTATTGAAGCTGGTGCTGACGTAACTGACACAGCTAATGTGACAGCGGCTGGCGCTCTCATGGATAGCGAAGTTACGAACCTTGCCCAAGTTAAGGCTTTTGATAGTTCCGATTATGCCACTGCTGCGCAAGGTGCGTTAGCAGACACTTCTGTGCAGCCAAACGACAGTCCTACTTTTGGAAACATTACCGTCACAGGCACAGTCGATGGTCGTGACATTGCAACAAACATTCCTGCGTCACTAGGCACGGCAGGTCAGGTTCTAACAGTTAACGCAGGTGCAACGGCTGGCGAGTGGGCAGATGCCTCCGGTGGCGATGACGATGCCGTTTCAGTTACTATTGCTGGGTCAACATACACTTTAGATCTTTCGTCTGGTCATATGTTTTATCTTTCCGCTGATGTTTTTGGAAACACAACACTTGCGCTTTCCAATATACCAAGCACAAGTTTTGAGGGTAAAGTTCAGTTTAGCTACACTGGCGGCGGTACAATAACATTTCCTTCTGAATTTGAGTTCGTCGGTGGAGTGGCTCCAACATTTTTGCCCGGCTATGATTACCTTTTTGAGTTCAATAAAATCAACAGCTCCACTGATATTAAAACCATTAATCACGGCAGGTTTGATTACTCAGGCTCGAAAACCTTTCCAGTTTTCATTGGATCGGGCGGTGTGGGTCAGGCCAACGGCGGCAGCGGTTCTGTTGATTTGACAGCACTAACTGGCGGCACATCATCAACAGCATCTGAAAATGACATTGTTGTAATTACTGTCCACTACGAAAGCGCAACGTCTGGCATCCCGACAATGACCACCAGCGGCTATACGCAAATTGCTTCTGGTTTTGCCAATGACAGCCTAGACAGCCAAGTTGCTGTTTTTTATAAGATAATGGGCGCAACACCTGACACGACTGCGGTGTATGCTGCGTCAGGCGATGGAGCTGGGGCAACTTGTGCAACGCTAATGGTATTTAGCGGCGTTGATTTAACCACTCCGATTGACGTTACGGCAACCACGACGATTACGACTAACACTGTAATTCCAGCATTTTCTTCTATTACCGCATCGTCCAGCACTACAGGGTCAATTTTGATTGGCGCGGCTGGTGGTGCTCACGCCCAAGGTGACGCTGCATTTTACAGTGACGCAGACAGTCAGTATGTTTCGTTTAGTTCGGTGTCGGGAAATGACAGCGGCGACAGTATAACAGGCATGGGCTTTCAGTTTGTATCTGTCCCGAGCCTGTCAGTGACCCCTCCAGCTTTTGGTTTTTCTGCGGAAGATTTGGCTTCATTTTCTAACGTCTCCGCATCAATAATCTTGCGAGGCGCGACCTGATGCTTGGCTTTTAACAATTCTAGGAGATAGAAGATGGCACTTGTAAAAATAGAAAACGGCGCGGTTTCACAGTATCCGTACAGCATTGGAATGTTGCGGCGTGACAATAAAAATGTATCGTTTCCAAAAGCAATTCCAGATGAAACCCTAGCGGAGTTTGGCGTTTATTCAGTCACAGTTGCAGATAAGCCAGACTATGACGAAAGAACGCATCGGATATCGCAATCTTCTACTCCTGCACTGAGCGGAGGGTCTTGGGTTGTTGGATGGAACACTGAGGCGAAGACTGCGGATGAGGTTCAAGAATATGACGATGCAGCGGCTGCGTCTGTAAGAAAAGAGCGTGATAATTTGCTGGCGGCAAGCGACTGGGTTGTTATCATGCACACTGAAAAAGGCACAAATATTCCTGCAAGTTGGGAGCTTTACCGCCAAGCGTTGCGTGACATCACAGATCATGTAAACTTCCCGTATCTGGAAGAGGCTGACTGGCTAGTAAAACCGTAAGGGGACTTAACATATGCTTGGCTTTGCACCACTAGCTTCAAGTCCTCTCGCTGATGATGGGGCAGTTAGCTCCATACAGCATGTACTACCTGCCGATGCTGGGGTTTTTGCCCTAGCTGTGCAAGACGTATCTCTTCCCAAGGGCTACACACTTACCTCTGACAGCGGTTCATTCAGCTTAACAGAACAAGAAATAAGTTTTGTCGTAGCTTCTGTAACTCAAGCTGACGTAGGTATATTTACTCTAGCTGGTCAAGATGCATCTCTTTCCAGAGGTTACTTACTTACCTCTGATAGTGGTTCATTCAGCTTAACAGAACAAGAAATAAGTTTTGTCGTAGCTTCTGTAACTCAAGCTGACGTAGGTATATTTACTCTAGCTGGTCAAGACGCAGGATTAACTAAGTCAGACCAAGAGATCGTTGACACTGGGCTGTTTACTGTAGACGGTCAAGATACAGACCTTAGCGTTAACTACGCATTGTTTGCTGGTGAGGCAACCTACAGCGTAAGCACTCAAGCCAACATTTTCATTAAAGACCTTAACCTTGATGCACGACAGGGTACTTACATCACCACACCACAAGATAAGGTGTTTAACCTCAGTAAGGTTGCGGGTGTAGGTGAGTTTGATCTCACAGGTCAGACTTCTGGAATAAGCTACCCTCTCCCAGTTGAGGCTGGTAGTTACACATTCTCAGGCCAAACTACTGTCTTTGGCGTAGGTCTTTTCGCTGGTACAGCTTCCTACAGTTTGATAGGTCAGGTGGCTAACACTAACACAAGTGTATCCTCTGATGAAGGTAGCTTTAACCTAGCTGGTCAAGATGCAGACTTACTTCCTGTCGTTATTATTGAAGTAGACACTGGTGACTTCGATCTTACAGGTCAAGACGTAGCTTACATCCGTGGCTATACAATCTTTGGCGAGGAAGGCAATTATACCCTCAGTGGTCAGGTTGTTAACACCGACACAAGTCTAACTAGTGTGGTTGGGTCTTTCAATCTTACAGGGCAAGATGTAGTTCTTAATACCAGTGAGATATTTGAGGTTGAAGCGGGTGTCTTCTCTTCTTCTGGGCAAGACATTAACTTTGATGTCAACGACAACTTTATTGCTGAAGTCGGTAGTTTTATCCTTGGTACAGAAGATGTAGCACTTGATGTCAACTACTACATCCTTGGCGATAGTCAGTCGTTCACTGTCACAGGTCAAGATAACATACTGCTGCGGTCAAAGCTCATTGTTGGAGAACGTGGCACATTTACAGTTACCTTTGATGATGCAAGACTTGAGCCTGAGCTAACACTCGCCGCTGGTGCTGGTTCGTTTACCCTAACTGGGCAAGACTTTGGTTTTAACCGCAGTGTTGAGGTTGATGCAGGAACCTTTACCGTAACCTACTACGATGCTGGTATATTTAGGCCGTCAGGTAGACGTGCCGTATCTATTACAAGCAACTCCTCAAATAAGGCAGTTATCGAAAGCACTTCTAATATTGCTGTCATGAGTTCAAAATATAACAAGGTGGCATAATGGCTTTCTACATTAAACAGAATGATACAAGTCCTTCAATCCTAGCAACACTTAAAGATGCTAACGACACTCCAGTCAACCTTACTGCCGCTGACGTAAGAATACACATCAAAGACCTCGTTGGTAGCATTAAAGTTGATGCTGAGATGCAAGTAATCAACGCCTCCAGCGGTATCGCACGATACGATTGGCTACCTGCTGACACTGATACTTCTGGTACATACTCAGTAGAGTTTGAGGTCACTTACACAGATGGTTCTATTGAGACGTTCCCTAATACTGGTAGCCTAGCTTTGGTTATCACTAAGGAACTGAACTAATGACAACGTGGACTAGGAACCTCTATGAACATGACTACCTAGCCATAGCTAAGGGTGAATCTAATGATTACTCCGCCAGAAACATCTTCGGCTATAATTCCACTGTAGGTACATCTTATATTCCCCTGTGGGAGAACAACACAGCTTACACCTACCCCACACAACCCTTGACCATGACAGTTACATCTAACGTAGCAGACAATGGTGTACAAGTGCGGATCATAGGTCTTGATGGTGACTACAATGTAATCACTGAGGTTGTAACT